CTTATCAGGAAGTGCGGGAAGTATACAATCATATAACAGACTTGCTGTATCAAAAGCAAGATTCTATTGATATGTCAACTCCAGAAGGTAGATATGAATCTGCTAAACTCGCGTCAGAAGCCTTAGACAGGATTAATGATAATGCTGAATATATTTCTTCATTAGCTAGTGAACCGCAACCACTCAGGGGTTCATCGTCAGGTCAATTATGGAGAGATGATAAAGGAAGAAGCAAGAAATTATTGTTGCAAGATGGGGAAGGCGGCCACAGTGTGATAGAGCCAATGGAAAAAGCGTTTGCACCCCCAAGAGAGAGGAATGTGTACTTATCTGACCAACATATGTACGCAGATACTATTTCCCTCCCAGACCATGACGCGAATAAATTATTTGAATATGTTAGAGAAGAGGTGGGTGCGCCGTCTGGTTTTGCTGGTGGTCAGGGTAGAAAGTTCCAAGATTGGCGAAAAGCCATGATAAAGGAAGCGGAATCAGTTCTTCTAAAACATAGCAACTATGAAGAAATTGCAGCACAATATCTAGCATTTTTAGAAGACCAAGAAAGCCCACCTCTTAGTATATATGACATACAATCAGATATGAAAAAGTTGGAAGACCTTGTTCGCGCAAAATTTAATATGACTGCTCAGTTTGAATTTATCCAAGCAGACAAATGGGGGAGAGATGATTTTGTTATGCCGGACTTTCCTAAATGGTATGACAGGCTTAGAAAAAGATACTACTAATGGCAAAAGAAAAAATAACTGAAGACGAATTAATAACCAGAATCAGGGGGGAGATTAATAACTCCCTTGGGTACATGGGCGATACTATCTCTAAGCAGAGAGAACAGGCCATGGAATATTATTATGGACTACCCTTTGGAAATGAAGTAGAGGGTAGAAGCCAGTTTGTAGATTCAACTGTTCAGGACACTATAGAGTGGATTAAACCATCCCTGATGAGGGTATTCGCATCTGGCGATGAAATGGTTAAATTCACCCCCCACGGCCCAGAAGATGTAAAGATGGCTGAACAAGCTACAGATTATGTGAACTATGTGTTTACCAAAGATAATCCGGGTTGGGAAATATTATACTCTTGGTTCACTGATGCGCTGCTTTCCAAGAATGGAATAGTCAAGGTGTGGTGGGATGACTATGAAGAAGAAGAGAGAGAGGAATATCACGGCTTAGATGAAAACGGTCTTCAGTATCTTTTAATGGATGAAGGCGTTGAAGTTCTAGAGCATACTGAAACTCTTGGCGAAAATAATATTGTTTACCATGATATTGTTATAAAGAGAACCTCTTATGATGGCCGCATTAAAATTGAGAATGTTCCTCCATCAGAGTTTTTAATTAGCCGGGAATCAAAAGAAATTCAGGACGCAAGATTTGTTTGCCATAGAGTAAGGAAAACTTTATCTGAACTTAAAGAGATGTATCCAGATAAGGATTTGGATTATGAATCATTAGGCGCTGGAGAGAATGATGAATTATCCTTCTCCTCTGAACGGCTTGAAAGATTCGCCTTTGACAAGTCTGCAACTTATTGGGAAGGGTGGGGTGATCCTGTTTCTAATGAAGAAGGTTTAAGAACTTACTGGTTGCATGAATCATTCTTGAGAACTGATTTTGATGGCGACGGAATTACAGAACTTAGAAAAGTTTGCACTGTAGGCTCGACAATATTACAGAATGATGAGATTGATTCCATACCTTTTGTTTCTATTACCCCGGTAAAAATTCCTCATAAGTTTTTCGGCCTATCGGTTGCCGACTTAGTGATGGACTTACAGTTGATGAAGTCTACACTAATGCGTAATCTTATGGATAATATGTATAACCAGAATTTCGGCAGGTATGCCGTAATAGAGGGTCAGGCCAATCTTGATGACCTCCTCACGCAAAGACCGGGCGGTATAGTTAGGGTAAAAGCACCCGGAGCAGTCACAAGGCTAGATACCCCTTCCTTAGAGCCGTACTCTTTTGAGATGTTAAAATACATAGACTCTATTAGGGAGTCAAGAGCGGGTGTTTCAAAATATTCTCAGGGAATGGATGACAACGCTTTAACCTCACACACTACGGCCACTGCTGTTAATGCCGTAATGACTGCCGCTCAAAGTAGAGTTGAGTTGATTGCAAGAAATTTTGCAGAAACAGGTGTAAAGGATTTAATGGTAACCATCTATGAACTTCTCCTAAAGAATCAGGACAAGGAAAGGATGATTATGTTAAGGAATGAGTGGATTCCAGTAAGACCTAACGCTTGGAAAGACAAGTATGATTGCACAGTTTCTGTGGCGCTTGGTCAGGGAAATAAAGATCAACAAATGGCTCATCTGTCTCAAATGCTACAGTTTGCAGGACAGTCTATGAGTGGTGGATTAAAAATTGTTACTGAACAAAATATGTATAACCTTGGGGCGGCTCTTATAAGGGCCATGGGATTTCAGAATGTTGGAGACTTCTTAACTGATCCATCCCAGCAACAACCATCAGGGCCGTCACAAGAAGAGCAAATGGCGCAAGCCGAACTTCAAATCAAGAAGGGAGAACTTGACGTCAAGGTTGCTGAAACTCAAATCAAGCAACAGAAAGTTCAACTAGATGCCGCTAAACTACAAGCAGATACAGCTATGAAGGCAGCAGAAATCCAATTAGAAGCAGAACAAGAACGGCCTGTGGGAATAGGTTAATGCCGAAGAAGCTTGAGAGATGCGTTAAGAAGGTTAGAAAAAGCGGGAAGAGTAAAAGTTCTGCTTGGGCGATCTGTGTAAAAAGCACAGGTCAAAAACCACACAGAAGGGGAAAAGAAAAAGTTAATGGCAGATGCAATAAATCTTGATTCAGAGTTAAGGGGAGAACAAGCCTTAAGGCTTCTCGCTGACCCACTGTTTCAAGAAGCTTTTGAAGTATTAAAGAAAGATTTAATGAACCGCTGGGAAAGCAGCGGTGTACAAGAGTTGGAGGCCAGAGAATCAATCTGGCTTGCGATGAGATTGCTAGATAAACTTTATAATCATATATCGTCTATAGCTGAAACAGGACATATGAATAAAGTTTTATTACAGCAACACCCATTCATCTAAAAGAGGAATTTAATTATGGCGGATACGCAAGAAGCCCCGCACCCGGCAACATTACCACAACAGCCGAATCAAGGAAGTGTAGAAGAAGCACACGACGCATTACTCAGCCTAATGAACCCCGAAGGGGAACTTCTAAAGGAAGAGGAAGCACCACCTACAGAAGAGGAAGAGTCCACAGAGGAAACTCAAGACGAATCATTGGAAGAGGAATCCGAGGAAGAATTGCAGGCGTCTGAAGAAGACGCTGAAGAGGAAGCCGAGGAGTCTGACGACGAAGGCGAAGAAGAACCTGATGTATACGCTGTTACTATTAATGGCGAAGAGCATGAGGTATCCTTCGACGAACTTCTGAAAGGCTATTCGCGCCAGTCAGATTATACCAAGAAAACACAAGAACTGTCAGAACACCGGAAGGCATTTGATAACGCCAAGCAACAGATGGCTCAAGAATACCATCAGATTCAGGCAGAAAGGCAGCAATATATAGACTCTTTACAACAGATTGTAGATAGTTCTGTTCCGGGTCTGGAACAGTATGCCAGTATAAACTGGGAACAACTGAAAGCCGAAGACCCAATAGCATTTATCACAAAGAAGGAAGAGTTTAGAGATTCTCAAGATAAAATGGCCCAATATCAGGCACAGCAGGAAGACGCATATCAAAAGCAGTATCAAGAATATCAGAAGCAAGCCCATCATGCGCTCCAAGAGGAACACGCTAAAATGGCTAATGCTTTACCAGAATGGAAAGAACCAGAAAAGCAGAAGCAGATTGCTAAAGATATAAAAGACTATGCTCTTTCAGTAGGCTACACACCCGAAGAAATTGGTTCCCTTGTGGATCATAGGTCTTTACTTGTTCTTATGAAAGCCCAAAAATATGATAGTTTACAGAAGGCAGATGTTAAGTCTAAAAAGCTTAAAAATAAACCCAAAGTAATAAGATCAGGAAAGGGCAAGAGTAAGGGCGAAGAGACTAAAATTAAAAATGCTGCAAAAATGAAACGTC